TCTGGTCTAATGGTGCTGGATACAACACCATCAGTCAGAGTCAGGGAGTAGAATGTGCCATCACGTTTCAAGTTGAAAGACTGTCTCAACGAGTCGAAGTCGAAAGAAATATCATCCAACTGTCTGAGTTTACCAACATAGAATCCTGTGAAGGAAGATCCAAGCTCAGGTGCTTCACTGAATTGAATTTGATCGGAGAATGCTGTGTATGCATTCGTTGCACCAGGAGGTTGCAGGATACCATTGACGAAGATGAGCATATGTCCTGCGGGATCGGGGAAGTATGGATCACCATTGTTGTTGGTAAGTTTGAATGAAGTCTGGACGCCATCAAATCCTCTGAAGAATCTTCTCACGCGAGCGCGTAATATCTCTCTTTCAACAACTGCTGCACGATAGTTATCAACCGAGATAATCGTATCTCTGTTACTGAAGGTGCCGATGACATCTGTGAGATACAATCTCTTATTGACGCCAGCAACTTGAATGTCTTGGACCAGACCTGCGGCGGCACCTGCGACAATAATCTTAGTGCTGACAGTTGCAAATCCAAGAGGCACGTCACCGACACCATAGTCACCAACAAAGTCTCCGTTAGCAATATCACCCGCGACGATCGAAACATAGATGTAGTTATTATCAAGATCGACTTCAGTAATGATGCCGTAATTAGAGTTGTCTCTCAAGACACCAGAGATAACTTTGTAGACATAGTTACCAACGACAAAGGTGTTTTGATTGTTGACAATGTTGATTCCGAGTCTAACGTGACCAGCGGATGCAACTCTATCTCCAACCTTAACATCAAATCCAGCGAATTTAGCAACTTCCAGATATTCAGAAGAACTCTCAGGGTAGACAACCGAAGTAGTCTCAAATTCACCAACCAAAGACGCAGTGTCAAGAGTCAGTTTACCGCCAGTATTTGTCAGGACTGCACCTTCTGCGAGGTGTAATTCTTCAACATCTGCGGTAGCACCAGAAGTATAACCCTTAAACTCGATACTTTGATCGAAGGTGCCTCTACGATTAGTTACCTGAATACGATCCTCAATTGCACCAATTTCACCAGTCTGACCACTCTCGCCCGTGAGGACATTTAGAGCAGCAAAACTGCCGTTTGTAACGAAAACATCAAAATACTTGTTGTTTTCATCTTCATATTTGGCGTAGACAGTGCAGGTATTTACACCGCTGCTGAGATCTTCACCGACTGCAAAATCTTCAGGATCTCCAACAATATCACCACTAATTCTAAATCTCTGGTAGATCTTAACAACCTTTGCCTCATTCTGACGGATGAATTCAATTTCTGCGTATGCATCACTGGAAAGACCGTAGATATTATCTGCAGGTCCAACATCTCCACCCAGTGCGACTGGGATATTGCGCGTGCCATAAGTCTTGCCAGGGACCACCACACCACTGCGGTTATCAATCGTAGTAATGAATGTATCGTTGAGCAACTGGTTTCTAATGATAGAGAAGTTGCGACGAATAACACTCATCCAAGATGACGTGACATATGTGCTCGCGAGTCCGCCATTCACATATGGAATGAAACTTGCAAGAGGTGAAGGATCAACCAATGTCTGATTGAGTGCTTGCTCATAGAATTCTTCGAGACTATCAAGAATATAATTCTTAATGTTGAAGTCATTATCAGCAAAGAATGTAACACCCGATTGAGATACATACGGATCAAGACCACCCTTGACAAGTTTTGCACCCCAGACATAAATGCCGTTGCTGTTATCACCCGCGTAAGAGATCAAACCATCGTTATTCTTGATAAAGATTTGGTTTCTGATTACGCCAATACCGAAGGAGAATGTCAGCGTAATGAATGCTCTATACCAACCATCACCCAGAGGGACAGATCCGTATGCTTCCACAGTTGCACCTGCATCAGCAAAGATACTGCCGAAAGATCCATCAGAAAGATTCAAGTCAAATACAACATCCTTAGAAGTTGCACCAGGATCAAGAATCATTGCAAAACGAATCTTGTCGAAGGGAGCAGCGCCAGGTTTTGCCTTCATAACTGCGGAGAAGGTAAACGTCTGACTCTCAAATCTAGATCCAGTGTCAAACGTTTCTGTGCCGCTATCAAATCTAGCACCCTCTCCGTCAAAGGTTGTAAACGAAGTCAGATTATAGTCTCTGTAGATCAAATGCTGACCAACGGTGGTATTAGGTGCTGCGAGATCTGCGTTAAATTCGCCATCAGGAGCAGTAACAACATCGTCAGTAAATGCACCCTGAGTAAAGGTCCAATTTGAGCTGTATTGCTCAGGATTGGTAAAGAGGTTAGTGTTAGCAACCTCACCCGACACTGTAGACTGGACTGTGCGAGCATACTTAAGAGTTTCTACATTAGAAATTGTGGGATAGTAATTGTAAGTTGCACCTACGCCACTAGCAGCAATCGTACCCGATGCAGCGCCATTAGTTAAAGTTTGACCGTCAGCAAACGCTGTGCCAACAACAGTGCCAACAATTAACATATCCATTTTAGGATACCACTCAAGAATGGTTGCCTCGCCACCACCCGACGACGTGACAGTGCCACCAATAGTAAACTCATCACTTACACCCGTAAGCGTAATATTTCTTGCGGTAATATAATTGCTAGCATCTGTGGTAACCATGTCATGGATAGTATTATCCAACATGTCTGCCAGGAATGAGTCATAAGTCCAAGATCCAGATCCCCACTGACTGGTAACTCTATTTTGGATCTCGTCGCGATAGTAATTCTCATTGAAGAGCAACATTCTGCCAGATCCTCTAGAAGCAGTGCCTCCAGGAGTCAGCGTGTCGATGATGAGATCCATCAGAGAATCAAATGCTCTGATGACATCTGCACACTCATTATCAGTGTAAGTAGAGTCTCCTGTAGAATCGGTAATAGTGTCGTCGGTATAAGGAATTTCAAACGTATAGACTGCTCTATACTGGTCACCAGTAGGACCGCCACCACGATCGAGAAGCAGATTTCTAATTGCCTTTCTACCGAGGAATCTTACTTGCTGGAAAGCATAGATGGTAGGCAGAATCTCATCTTCCACCTGAGTAATACCACCAGCAGCACTCAGATACAACTCAATTGCTTTAACAGTATTGCTGTTACCGCCTGTGAGTAGATCGCTAATTACGCTATCAAGAATATCTTTGATGTCGTCCTTGCAGTTTTCTCTACCCGTAGCATTACCAGAAGGATATGTAAATGCACGATAGGATGATGGTCCGAGATTATATGTAAAGTCTGCATCCAAAACAAGAGTTGCTTCATCAGAAATAAACTCTTTATTGAAGTGGAGAAGATCACCAGCGTCTCTGAATCTGTCACCTGTAGGTGCGAGCATGTTATTTGCAAGATCGATAAGAGTATCGATTGCAGAGGTAACGTTAGCGCAACCACCAGGATCATTTGTAATACCCCAGTCACCAACGATAACGGAATCAGTGTTGTCGGAAGTAAGATCACCAGTAACTGCCTGCTTTGCGTAGAATGCAAGGCGGTTGTGTGCGTAAGTAGACTGCAGAAGTTGCAGTCTTACATGTAAAATTTCATCATTCTGTCCGAGATAGAAACTTACACCTTGGACAGTATTGAAGTTTCCTCCATTTTCGAGGTCTGTAGCAATACCATCCAGGATAATTCCAAGGTCAGTTTTACATCTCAATGTGCCTGCGCCAGATCCATCACCATTTCTAGGCATCGAGAGTGCCAACTCAGGATATCTATCAATCATGTCTACAGCAGTCTTATCTACAATAGCAGATCTGTTGAGACGAATAAGACTTGCAGCATCCTTGAATCTGTATCTATCATCACCATCAATCTGGTTTGCATAGATAACTTCATCAGGATTGAAGACATCGGTGAGAGGTATTTCAATCTCATAGAGAGCATCAACAAATGCACCCTTCCACTCATATGCAGGAATGACTTTGGTTACAGATGCAAGGTGATCTACAGGAGAAGCAGCGTTTGCATTTGTGAGGGTATCAGTCAGAATATCAACTAAGTTGTCGATAGTTGTCTTAACATCTGCACAATCCGCAGAGGTATAATCAAGCACGTCAACTGCGCCTGTGGTAGCAGAGACAAATGTGTGCGTATATTGATCATCCTGCGAAGAAGGTCCAACATTAACAGTGAATGTATTTGTTGTAGTTGCAGTGACTGGTAAGACTCTATTGGCAGCAGGGTCAGTGGCACGAGGATATGCAGTCTGCAGAAGATTGTCATCAGCAGTGCAAGTGAATGTGAATGACTCAGTATCAAGACTTACTCTGGATGCTGTGGTCAGAGGATGACCAGCAACGGTAATCTCCATATCACCTGTAGCAGGATCATATGTAGCACCAGTAGGAGTAAGTTGCGTCAGACTGCCATAATTGTTGGAGTCATAGATGGTAGTATCAGTAAACTGTGTCTCACCATGAGGACCAGCGATAGTAATCAACTCATTGTTAATAACTTTCTTCGCTAACTCAGCATACTTCTCATAAGTCCAGAGGGTCTGATCAATTTCAGTTTCAACGTGATTGAGAATAACGGGAATAGCAGTCCGATCAACATACAGTGCAGAGGTATCCCAAGTGTAACTATTACTTCCGTTACGGAGATCTCTCAGGATGCTTGCGTTTACATCACGGACATCATCTTCACAGTTAATCTTTTCATCACCAATAACGCCGTTAGTGACAGCAGATACAAAGGTGTGGGCATAAGCACCACCAGTAATAACTGCATCAGAATCAGCACTCACGAATGTGTGAGCATATTGCTGACCAGCAGGAGATATACCAACGTTAACCGTAACGGTGCCAGTTTGCTTGATTAAAGCACCAGCAGTTGCAGAAACAAATGTGTGGGTATATTGAGATGCTGGCGGAGACATGCCAACGTTAATAGTAAAGGTATCTGCATCAACAACAGACAAGACCTCTACCCACTTACCAGAAATTGGATCAGTTGCACGAGGATAGGTATGCTGAGTAGCATTAGAATCCATTGTGCAGGTGAATGTCAATGAATCGGTAGCAATCTGGATCATGTTACCAGCAGAAAGACCGTGACCAGTTGACTTGACAGTCAAAACACCAGTGCTTGCAACGTAAGTCGTGCCCGTCGTGATGTTTGCTGTGGTTGTGCCAACTGCACTGATATTCAGAGTGGTATTGTATGAAGGATCGGTGGATCTGGGATATTCATGATTACTACCATTGCCATCCTGAGCACAAGTGAATGTAAATCCACCATTCTTGAGGCGAAGTTTAGTGCCAACATTAAGTGTGTGATTGGCAATAGTCATTACGAAATCGCCAGTAGCGGGATCGTAAGTTGCAGTGCTAGGTTGGAAGTAAACGAATGGTGAAGTGCCAACGTTAACTGTCAGGTTTGTGGAGCTAGAAGAGATAATTGGCAGTGCTTGATCCTTAGAAGCAGGATCAGTTGCACGAGGATAAGTTACCTCAGTCTGGTTATTGTCGCTAGAGCAAGTGAATGTCAGAGCACCATTGACAATCTTAATTCTGTCATTCTCAACTGTGATGCAATTTGAGACTGCAGAAACGAATGTATGAGCATATTGCTGACCAGCAGGAGATGCACCAACATTAATCTCAAATGTATTTGCAGTTGCGTTGGATACGATTAACCATCTGCCTGCAGCAGGATCAGTTGCGCGAGGATAGTCGTGGTTGCTACCATTACCATCTTGAGCACAGGTGAATCTAATTCCATCAACTTTAATATTGACTCTCTGACCATCAGTAACACCATGATCTCTCTTGGTAATTACCATTACTCCAGTAGCAGCATCATAAGTTGCACCAGTAGGAGTCAATTGACCACCACTTGTCAATGTGTTGTTGCTAACTGTCATAGACAGAAGACCAGTAGATGCATCATAAGTTGCACCAGTAGGTGTAAATCTAGTGCCTGGGATAACCAATTCAGGATATTGCTGACGCATCAGATAGACAGACTCTTTTGCTAAGAGATCTGCGTTATTCTCCAGAAGACGTGCAGCATCTGCATATCTATGAGTCTTACCATTATATCCAGCAGGAGCACCTGCTTGACGTTGGGTTTCGCGAATTGCATCATTACAGAAGTCATCACCATTATTCCAAGTAGCGACACCAGACCAATCATCAGTATACTGCTGACCATAAGTGCCATCGAAGTGAGCAAGCAAGACAGTAGTTGCATCACCCTGATGGATACCAGAAGGAGCAGTAAAGTTTGCAGTATAACGAGAATTTGTAGATACTCTTAACTCATCAATGTAACCTGGGAAGACCGAAGATCCAGCATAGTTACCACCAATTCTAATTGGTTTAGTAGATCCATAATTGCTGCCATCAGAATAAGTAGTGCCATCCTGAGTGCCATTGACAAACAGTCTAGTATTACTACCATCTCTACACAATGCAATGTGATACCAAGTGCCAGCAACCAAGTTTGTTGTGCCCGCAATAACGACACTGCCATTGTTGAAGTACTTGACATTTGCACCGTCAAGATAGATATAAGGTGCTAACTCAGTAGCGGTAGATCTAAGATCAAGGATTGTCTTACTTCCTGCTGCAACAGAGTTGGGGTTAATCCAACATTCGAGCGTGAAGTTATTTGTGCCAAATCCGAATTCTGTAGATGTGTTGACAGTTACATACTCATCAACAGGGACTGTGCCGACGTTGATGGTAATAGTCGTAGGAGTGACTGCAGTAATTGCAATCTGTTGACCAAACTGAGGATCAGTTGCTCTAGGATATGCTTTATTTGATCCGTTATTGTCCTGAGCACAAGTGAATACAACACCATCAGCAGCAATAGTAACAGTGTTGGATGTTGTTAAGGAGTGACTGCCAATTTCAACAACCATGACTCCAGTGATAGGATCATATGTTGTGCCAGTTGCTGCAGTAAATGTTGCAGCATTATCTGCAGTAATAGCATCCGCAACACCACTTACGAAAGTGTGGACAGAAGTGCCAGGAGAAAGTGCCAGAGAAGATGCACCCCATCTCTTATTGTAAGTATTGAGTGACGCACCTGCGACAAAGTTGAAAGAATGATAATCTTCACCTGTAGTCTTAGATCTGCCCATTCTGCCAAGATAGACAGTTTGTCTAGCAACGTTATATCCAACAACTAGTGCTTTACTAGTGGTATTTCTAATTACATTGCCAGCAGAGAAGAATCCATTACCTTGAGTGTTATCCTTATGGGTAAGTTTTCTAACAACTGCTTCTTCATCCGAGATAAAATCTCCAACTGCGTTACCAATATCCAGTCTATTGTTTCTGATAAACTCACCTTCTTGTAAGGTGCCATTAGTATTAACAACATCAATGACAATATTATTGACCAACTCATTTGCAGGGAATTTGGAGTCAAATGCTGTTGCATTATCATCAAAATCTACAATAGAAATTTGAGATGCTGAGATATCATCCAATACAACATTTTGATAATTGATAGAAGTAATTCTATTAAACAGCAGACCGAAGAAGGACGCACCTTCAGAGATGTTGACCTGAGAAATAAACTCTTGAGTCGTGGGATCCTGATACGGACTTGTAGCAGTAACTCTAGCAACAACACCAGAGCTTGCTGCAATCAGAATATCATCCAATTGAATGTCAAACAGACCAGGAGTGGACTGATATGTGCCAGCAGTCTTACTAAGAATCAAACTGTTAGTAACAGTAATCTCTGTGCTATACAGAGGTGCATTTTGAAGGTGTGAAATTGCTTGGGTGCCAAGTTGTCCTCTAGTTGCAGTAATTACACTAATACCAGCTTCACCGCCAGCAGCAACGTTTGAAATTGTAAGAATTTCAGATGCAATCTGCATATTCTCGCCAACCACAAACTGAGATTGGTCTGAAGTCAATACCTCAAACTGTGCTGTAGATGATCCAATACCATAACGCAATGTGCCAAGAGGAGTTTCTTGACCCGATTCCAGGTTGATTTCCTCAACAATAGCAGTGTCTCCTTCCAGGTTAGTGACAGTCTCATTGAAAGTAAACAATCCATTGCTGGTGATGGAGGTTTCAGTATCCAGATTTGCAGAGAATCCAGTTGCACCAACAGTAATCAACTCACCACCAATAAATGCGCCTTCAGTTACAAATGCCTGAATGGTATCACCTTCAACCTTAGTTACAGTTGCTCTAGCAGAGCTTGCTGTGCCAACCATCGTGTTACCGATGTTGGGGAAGATTCCACTAATATTAGTAAAGGTATACAAGACTTGATTGATCTGAGCGATCTCAATCTGTGCATACTTAACACTAGCAGGAGGTTTCGGGGGCTCACTGAATACGATAGAGTCGTTTTCTACCTTGAATGAAACCTCAGGTGTTTGGACAACACCATTGAGAATAATCATCAACTGATTAGCAGATGCAATAATGTTTTCACCATTAACTGTTAATGGGAAAGAAATCTTAACACCATCAAATTGATTGGAAATATTATCGAGTCTCTGGACAACAGAGGTCAGAATATTCTCCGAAGAGGTAAGTCTCTTTTGTCTGAAGAGCACTTCAGTATTGTTAAACTCTTGATATACAGGCTCAACCAGAGAGAAACTCTGGATGTTGGGGACAATTGCCTCTTGTGCCAATTCAACAGACTTAGTTAATTCAAACGCAGTCTCTTTGTTAGGAATCAAACTATAATCAGTGATATTTAATTCACCAAATACCTTGAATCCTGCAGGGTGGACATTTCTAATAAGAATATCTTTCCACTCACTAATGGATACCGAGGACTGCAGAGCATATGAGAAATCCTGATAGAAGTAGGAGTCTTGAATCTTTTGGATGATCTCGGAAGGTTTGCCAACATCATCAATAAACTGACCTGTAGTTTTGGTGATAGATCCAATCTCAAGGACACCCTTAGCGATCTTAAGATCACTAATAATACCAGAAGACTTGGAGATAATACCTGTTACTCTTTCGCCAGAAACAAAATCACCATCATAGTCAACAATCTTAAGGACTCTAGGACCAACCTGCCAACCACTGTTTGTAGAAACATATCCAGTGGCAGTTGCTGTCTCAAATGTGCTACCTTGATAGACCAATTCACCTTCAAGGAAGGTAGAGGTGATAACGTTTGCAGTTGCTGCACCACCGAAAGAAGAAGTCAATACTTGCTGCCTACCTACACCAGCGTTAACGAATCCAATAGAATCGCCCAACTCAGCGTTAGTTGCAGTAATTGCCAGTTTCAACTGATCATCATCCAGAGATTGTGCAGCACCAGCAATAGCGTAATAAGTAGTGTTTCCATTCAATCTACCGAGAGCGCCAGAAGACAGAGGGAAGTCAGCACCTTCTCCAGTATCAACAACATTGAGGGTTACTTCTGCTCCATTTTGAATACCATGTGGGAATGCAAACTGGAGAAGTCCGAGGTCAAGGTTGATGACATAGTTGAATGAAGATTTCAATTCAACTGCAGGAGTGGAAGAATAACCAGATCCAGGATCTTTAACAAGAATTTGATCAAGTCTACCATTCTTAATCGTAGATTCTGCAGTAGCACCAAATCCACCGCCACCAGTAATAACAACAGCAGGTGCCTGTGAATAACCAGATCCAGGATCAGTAACAGTAATGCTATCCAGAATACTGGTAGACGTTAACTGAGCATTGATCGGGAATGTAATTTCAGGACGCAGCGTATAGTCATGAGGATAATCATAACCAAAGTTGTTATTCTTAAGTTTCTTAATCTTACCAACTTGACTACCTTGAGTGAAGATGGAAGCACCTGTGCCGAAAGGAGGAATAACAACCTCAAGATCTGCACCAGATCCAGCAAGACTGGGACCTAAGATACCATTAATAGATGCAATATCAATAAATGCAGTCGTATATCCCTTACCAGAAGATGACACAATTGCTTGTGTAATTTGACCAGGAATAGTATTTCCTTCATCATCTGTGGTATTTTCAACCGTCAGATTGACCAGACCACCTTCACCATCACCACTAATCGGAATATTATTATATTGACCAGGAGCATACTCAGTGCCAGGCTCATTAATCTGAATTCTTTCAATCTTTCTGTTGGACTGAATACCAGAAACAATAGGAAGTCTTGTATAGAAACCACCTTTGTTAACAATACGGATATCGGCAATAGATCCAACTGCCTTCTCAGATCCTGTAGAGTAAGATACATTTGATACATCTGCATCACCTTCAGGCTCATTCAGGAGCGGGAATCTCAGTGTATCATCACCTCTGGTGATTGTGGCACCAGAAACACCACTGACAGTGAAGTTACCTGCATATGGAGATCCAACAACGTCCAGATAAGATCCTGCAATAACAGGAGAATCATCTCCAGCTCTAGAAGGATCAAAGTAATATGAGATATTAGTAACAATATTAGGATCAACCTTGAATTTAACACTAGGTGTGGGCTGTCCTTCTCCAGTTACACCAGGAATGCCAATTCTTTCAATTGAGTTGAAAGAGTATTCCAGTTTATAGAGACTATCTTTGGAGAATGAAAGATTACCACCAACCAGTGAAGAGTGACTGAGATCAAAGATATACTGGTGACCATAATACATCTTCAACGTAGGTGACTTAACAAATACACTTACATTGCTAGCATTACTTGAAGGAGATGTAATTGCAATATTTGGCAACTTATAGGTAAATTCCTTGACACTGATAACACTATCAACAGGGAAAGCACCATCATACTCATCATATACAGTACCACCAGATTCCTGAGAAGGATTACCATCGATATAGATCATTTCGTTGGTATTCAGGTAATGACTATCATCGGTGATGACATATACAATATCACTATTAGATACCGCATCGACCTGAAGAATCTTGATTAGATTTGTGGTCAAACTAATCTTACTAACACCAGTCAGACCAGAAATTTGAATTGTATTATAATCAGCGTTATATGTAACTGTAGCAGTAGAAAGACTTACGACTGATCCAGGAATGAAGGGAGAAGTGCCAGAGATCTCGTCAATACGGACTCTATACTGATCATCTTCAAAAGGTTTGAATTTTGCAAACTCGTGTAAGTTGTTACTACCACCAACATCGGAAGGAGCATCGAAGTTGCTCATATCAATGTTAAATGTGCCAATAGTGGTATTGTTGACCTCTGGGAAGAGGTAATTCTTCATTTCATTGATATCTGCAGGAATAGGACCAAGAATTCCGTAAGTAGATTGCTCATTGAATTGCTCTGTAGACAACTGACCCACATCCAGGTCATTCGTCCACTCATTGTTGTTTACTGCAAGATACACATAACGATTAGCATAATCAATATCAACAATATAACCACTATTGACAAAATTATTATTATTTCTCAATACCAACTTAGAATTCATAGTGAATTCAAAGGGTTGATTGATAGTCAGACGCTGGACGTTATCAATCTTAATTGTGTTGGTAACCTTGAAGAAATAACGATCTTTAACAACCGCAGTTGCTTTGACCTTTTGAGATCCAGGTGCAGGAATAGTAGCAGTCCTAGATCCCCAAATATCTTGTGAGATTTCAAGAGATTCTGTATCCTCAGCATGAGTTGTATTAGCATCATTAAAGTCAAGAGCCTGGAATCCTTCTCCACCAAGAGCATAACCAGTGGGAGATACATTCAGAGATACTCCAGTCACAGGAGCAACAGCAGTCCTAATGAGACTCAATTGAGAATTTGCTAAGACACCAATAGTGCCAATTTTATTAGATTCTGCTTCTTTGTCAACCTTAATGCCTGCACCAACATACTCGATGTAGTCATAGCGATTGAGGTTAGTAGTAAACCAAGCATCATCTGCCCAATCATAAGTAAGACCAAATCCACCAATAGTTGGCAGAGATGTAATATCAGTCGGGACAGTAGGAGATACGAAACGATTCTTGAGCACAAGATGATCAATGTAGAATTGACCTTGATATGCAGCATTAAAGTCAGTAGCACCAGCACCCCATCCAATTTGGTTGCCAATGTAAATATCCTTATTGGCAAATTCAGTATTAGTTACATTACCATCCAATACTTCAATGCCATTAACAAATGCCTTAAAGTTTGTGCCATTCTTAGTAAGAGTAATGACTTGCCATGTATTTTGAGCATACATGTTAGTCAATGCAGAAGAAAGACCACTTGCAGCGTCAAGTCTTGTAGTATTATTAGAAATAACGAGTTGTAAGGATCCAGATCCACCAGATCCAGAAGTGTCATATCCCAACCAGAGACCACCAGTGGTATCTTGAGCACCACCAATACCGATTAATGTTTGCTGCGCTTGTGACAGGGTTTGTGCTCCATCTTTATAAACAAAGAATTGGAGTGTCCAGTTGCCATTTAACTTTGTGCCCAAAGTTGTGCCAGGGATCTTATAGTAAGAATTTTCCCAGACAGTATTGGTGCCAGCAGGTTGATAACCGTAAATTTTACCAACACCATTTTCAATGATTGCAGAGTCGCTAGTGCCAACAATCGATACTGAATGGTGACCAGTTAAATCTGTTGCAGCGGCAGCACTGAAGGTATCAATACATTCTTGTCTATTCCACTTGGTTTGACCATAAATGTGGACATCACCTGAATTGTCACTACCAAGAGTCAAAGGCATGAAACCTTCCATGGTATTGGTAGTATTTGCAGCAGTAGTGAAATCATTTTCAGTATTTTTCAATACTGTGCCATCATATTTGATCTTAACTGAGTTGAATGTAAGTTTTTTGTTGGTAGTATCTTCTTTAGAGTAAACTACATTCAGATTACCAAAAATATCAATTTCAGACTTATCTACAAGTGTAATATCTCTGCCTGTGAAATATCTCTTATCCCAGAGCAATTCACCAGCATTATCAAACTTACCTACCCAGAAACCATCTTTAGTAACATCATCAGACTTCAATCTGGTGCCAGCAACAACATAGAATTCGTTGAATTCATCAACAGCAAGGGAAGAATTCAAGAAGCAATATGTAGCGTTGGTAACCTCCTTAATCCAGTCAATAGAAATCGAAGAAACACCAGCAGTTGCCTTACCAAAGGATACATTGATATCCATAGAGTTATCTGCAGATGCAGTCTCCATAGTAAAGTAGATTGCACCATCAACAGTCCTCATAGATGTAATTTTCTCAGAAGAGCTGTCAGAAGCAAGTTTTCTCTTAGCAACAAAGAAACCAGCAGTATCAACGATTGCTAAGAAAGCATCCCAAGGAGCTCCAGAGTTTGTATTGGTAAAACCACCAAGAAGGAATCTAGTATCAGTAAGTTTCTGTAAAGAAGTGATATTATCAGATCTTGTAGATCCAGAGATGCCAGCATAACCTTTCTGGAAGACCAGAGATGCACTCAAACCATTTGCTGCTTCCTCATACTTGACAAGAATGACATCGGGATTGTATGCATCCAATACAGGAATATTGGGTCTGTTATTACCAGCAACCCAAATATCATTGCCATCAACATACAGTTTTTGGAATTCTGTATAGTTATCAGATCCTAATACAGTAGTTTCTAATGTCTTTTCCCACTCCTTAACACCAGTAGCAGATAATTTAGCAAGGAATGCAACATAGTTACCAGAAGCATCTAAGGTTGTGCCACAAGTGTATACTTCCTTAGTATCACTAATAAAGATATCATTTACCTTCAACCAATTGTTGTTTTCAAGAAGAGTGACATAATAGTCTGCCTTCTTAAAGACCTGGGGGTGAGAGAGAATGACACGAGGATTCTTAGTATAGTCAGATCCAGAGTTGAGGATGTTGAAAGACTTGATTGCACCAACTTGATCAACAATCGCTTCAATTTCACCACTTTCACCATCACCATCAATAATAATGCTAGGGGGAATATCTGTATTATAACCACTACCATTCTGATCTACGACAATCTCTTCAATACCACGATACTGTCTAACAGTAAACGTTTTGTTGGTATTGTCCATCAATGGAGTGTAATCAACAAATAAAGTATCGCCAGCAATCAGATTGTGTGGTTGAGTGGTCTTCAGGACACCAAAGTTTGTGCCTTGAAGAGTTTCATAGGTGTAGTTTAAAACAGACTCACCCTTAATTTTTGAAACTCTAGCAGATACACCAGTACCACCAGTATCTTCATTATCAAAGATCAGACGGTCATTGACCTGATAGTTTGTGCCAGCATTCTCAACAGTAAAACCAGTAACAGATGCATTTTCAAACTTACTGATTGTCTCAACTTCAATATCAACCTTAGAGTCTAATTTGACAGATGGGAAATAATCAAAGAGTTGTAAAGGTGCCTCTTCAAATACCTGATCAGGATCATCAATCTCATCTTGGGTGATAACACCATCTCGGTTTTCGTCTTCGACTTCAAACAGCAATACATCACCATTCTCTAAGGTAAGAGCATTAGTAGAAGCATTAGGAGTCCTCTCAACATCAATATCAACATTCTCATATGGGTCTCTATAACGGACAACTCCAGTAGGAATGTTTTGCTGGACAGATGAATCCTTAAGATTCCAAATATCTACAACAGAGTTATAACTAGGACCAAGAATGTAAGGATATACAGGAAGACCATTTTCAGATGCATCGATAGTAACAAAGTAGCAATATCTACCTTGGGGATACTCAGGAGTCTTACAGAATCTGCCATTATATTGATCAAGATCACCAGATCCGAAAACATACTCATAGTCTTCAACAAACTTACCTGCAGGCTCTTCATTCAGAAGAGGACCATCACTTCTTACTGGATATGGGTTTGTAATATCATTAAATACGAGTTGCGTCTTCAGTGAATATGAAGAGCGCATTCTTTGGATATTGGAAGATTGATTGGTAGGATCCTGATATCCATAAGGACCATAAATCGGGTTACCATCAAATGCCCAACCAATAATAGGAGAGTGCTCTAACTGAGACTCTTGCTCAAGAATTCTACCCAGACTATCCTTAAACAAGTTATCACCAAGAATATATCTCAGTCTTTGTGGGTTAGAGAGGTGTGCATATTCACCACCATATTGAATGTTATATCCCTCAAATACGGTGCCCATTGCAGAGTCAAACGGAGTAGTCTCTTGCAGGTTATAATTCCATTGGAATACATCAGCATCAAACAATGCATCTTGTCCAACAGATGTCAGATTAATTACAGTAGTGCCCTGATTATATCCAATACCTCTGTTGAGAATTTCAACACCAGTAACACGACCAGCATTCTCACCATCAGTATCGATGATTGCTCTAGCAATAGCACCAAAACCATCACCCTGAATAGAAACTGTGGGTGCAGTGGTATATCCAACACCAGCAGAAATGATAGCAATAGAAATGATTCTACCGTCATTTACAATTGCTTGTGCAACAGCACCTCTACCAGAGCTAAGAGTAACTGTAGGTTTAGAAGTATATGAAGATCCACCTTCAGTGATATCAACTTGCTGAATGGGTCCTCTGACAGACGCAGTAGCAGTTGCACCAGTTCCTCCACCACCAACAATAGTGATCAGAGGTTGGGAAGTGTATCCCGATCCGCCACTATTAACAAGAATTCTAGAAACTACTCCTTTGGTAATAATTGCAGTTGCAGATCCACCAGATCCTCCACCACCAACAATAGATACCAGGGGAGATGAAGTATAACCAGATCCACCATTATTAACCTCAACCTCATAGAGAGATCCATTGACGGTTACTTCCGCTGTAGCACCACTACCGCCACCACCAGCAATAGTAATTGCAGGAGGACTTGCTGCATCATATTCCTTACCAGCGTTGGTGATGTTAACAGCAGTAACAGCACCAAAAGTGCGACTCAATTCAGACTTATAAGACCAAACAGATACACCATTGACCCATGTGCCAATAGGACCAGGGACAATAGCAGTCTTAGTCGAAATAGTAGTGGTAGTTGTATTGAAACGGTTTAATTTTCTCTGGTTGCCAGGGAGAAGTGCAGATCCAGGGAAAGGACCAATCTCATAGTTAGGAATACCAGTAGAAGCAACATAAACGTATTGATTATTGAAGAATGTGTTTTGGACGTTAGTAGTATAAGGTCCGATTGCATTTAAAATTGCAGCATTTTCTGACTTGCCTTTGTTAAGGTCAACAGAGATAAGAATATTACCTTGTGGCTCAACAGCAGCAGGTTGTGGTAACTGGTATTGGAAGACCGTCTGGGAGTCCCTAGATGTGACAAGGAAAGTGCCGTTATAAAGAATTGGGTTAGCACCATATACGGTAACCTGATCACCAACCAGGAGACCATGAGGAGCTGAGCAAGTTACAGTAGCAGACTGATTATTAACGCCACCAAAAGTGATCGAAGAAACTTCAATGAGTTTTTTGACGTTATATAACCACGTTGTCAACTGGGGTAATGTGGAAGTGCCGCCCAGTTTAGAAACTGACAGTTTATCACCAGGAAGATAGTAAGATCCAGTATCAGTAAGGTTAGTTTGCTGAGCATCAACAATACCAACAATATTCATTACGACTTCGTTGATCGTGCCGTAATTTAAATAAACTCTAAAGTTAGAAGCTACACTAGTTGCAGAATCCCAAATTTGGGGAGCTCCAACAACGCCTCTAGTACACTCAATAAACTGGTTGAGGGATTTTTCCTTATATCTTACAGTTTCTGTGCCACCAATTACAATTTCACCGTTTCTTTCAGGCCAACCAATGGTAGAGTCAACGGTAATAATATCACTAGTTGCAGTAAGTGGCTCAGCAAGTTTAGTTTTATAGGGCACAACAAATGTGCCTTGAATTGTCTCTTCAGACAAGACCAATTCATAAATTTCAGATTCTGCTGTGTTAATAGCAATGTAGTTTTCAACCAAAGCATTTGCTGCCCGAATATTCGGATCTGCAATGTCAGCAAATTGTTGAATTTGAGCATCTCTAATATTTCTGGGGTCGCCACTAATAAGTGTTGCTCTCAGAATAGTATTGATCGACCAAGTAGCAGCAGATGGTTTGATAAGTTGATCTTTCGGATAAGAAACCGAAATATCCTCACCATAAAGGAGTTTGAAGAGATAACCAAAGGAAAATGACGTGCCTTTCGTAGAATAGAAAGTTTTGACATTCTTAATGGCAGATCTGACATCAATAGACTCATAATCGAGTTGGGGGATGTCAGGAAGATATTCTTCAATGTATTTGTCTAAAACTCTCTTGACAAATACCGCATCCAAGCAAGTTACAACGCTATTGCTGTCATGAGGTGCAGCATCAGTGTCACCCGAAAAAATTACATCTCCTGTTTCGGTATATCCAGAAATTGCAGACGCTGCTCTAGCACATCCAACAAATTTGCACTTTTCGTAACCATGACCAGGATGAATCAATTCAAAACCAGTAATTTCTCCAAGACCAGTTTCCGTAGATGCTTTTGCGTTGGGAGGTGCTTGAATTACGATAGTAGGAGGGTGATCAGGGCTATAGTTAGAGCCAAAATTCGTAATATTGATATCAGTGATTTGACCATTGAAAATAGAAGCAGCTGCTGTAGCGTTTACACCACCAATGTAATTTCCTTGTGCATCGGTGCGATCATCAACAATATAAACCGAAGGGATATCCTCATATCCACTACCACCAGTAAGTAACTCAATATCAATAACTCTACCATTACCATCAACCTTTGTTTCAAGGACTTGAGCACCAACAGGGTCAATAACTCTCAGTCTGGGGACCGTTTCATAACCTTGTCCAGGATTGAGAATATTGACAGCAGTAATTTGACCAAACTCATCTAAAGTAGTAGAGAATGCTGCTTTAATTCCATTTTCGCCAGTAGGCTCGTCAACATAGATTGCTGGAGGAGTAGTATAACCAAAACCATCATCGAGAATAGTGATTGGTCCAACTAATGCTCCCGAAATGATTGTCGGGGGTGCAAGTTTGGCACCGCCAGGTTGAATGAAGGTAATTCTGGGAGTAAAGGTATATCCACTACCAGAAGAGTGTAATAACAACTCAGTTACAGATCCATCAGTAACAACTGCTCTAATATTAGCAGGTTTAGATCCATTTTGAGTAGGATTCTCAACACTTACAATTGGTGGGTTAGTTTCACTATAACCTTTACCACCATCAAGAAGTGTTACCGACTTAAGACCGTTAATATAGGGACTAACTGCTGCATCTCCTCCAGTAGGTGATTTGATAGTAACTTTAGGAGGATATTCAAATCTATAACCTCCACCAGTGTTACTGACAACAACTTGAGAGATTTCACCAGAATCATTTACCCTAGAGAAACCAACTGCACCATTACCAAAAGATGGAATTGCAGATTCGATAGAATATAATGAAAGTCTTCTACCAATAAGAGGGACAAAGTTGAGAGTAATTCTGCTTCCGTCAAAAGTATAATCAACTTTAGGAATCAGAAGATTGTTATCATAAATTGCAATAACATACTCATCAACGATTGGTGCATATCTCTGAGAATTTCTAGTTACCTCAAAGGTGCTCTTATTTTCACCAAAAGCACCAGAAAGATTATCTAACTGATAAATCGTATCCTCAATAAAACCATTCAGATAAATGATTTCACAAGATTCGATGGAATCAGCAACTGTAGACGCTCTAGGAGGAGTCGTAAAGGTAATATTAGTGCCATTGATGACAAAATCATCACCAGGAATCATAATGTCATTATAGAGTTTTACAATGACATGAAAATTAGAAGGAGGTGCAATAGGAGAATCCTGTGACTGTAAAGGGAAAGTCCTTCTAGTGCCATCAATCTGATCAAAGATATTTGTTAACTCTCTCCACTTCAGTTTTACCTGATCATAAGACACACCAGGGCTAAGAGCAATACTTGGCGAAGGGATTGCCCGTTCATAAAAAATTACCTCATTTCCAATGAGAATTGTGCCGTCAGTCTCCAGAAAATTATCAATGTTTTCAACAACAATCTCACTATCAAAAGTAGTAGCATCCGCAACCGTAGTAGTGCTACCACCTAGGATATCAACATTTAACTTATCAATATTCAGTAATTCTACAAAAGAGTTGACGATATTTTGACCATATCCTGTCTTCTCTTGTGATCTATAATAATATTCGACAAACTTCTTGAACAGAGGATGATAATCCTCTATAAACTGCGGAGTCTGGGTAACTGCGCGACGGGAGACTTTATTTACGGTTGCCATTTATATTCAGAAACAAGTGTTATCTGGGATGTCGCCAGGTCCAGTGAGATCAGGAATTACAATAGTTGTCGGAGCTGATTCAAACTGTCCAGGATTAAGACTATTTATTGGGATAGTGGGAGGTGGAGTCGTGCCAGAAGGTCTAACTGTAATCTGAGGAACTGGGATTTCGATAACAGTATCTGGCTCAGGTGTGCCAATAATTCCAGGGTTTGCAGGAATTGCTTCTACAGGAATTTTGGGTTCTCCAATATTATCAATATCATCATCAGTTGGATTAGGTGGTAAGTTATTACCTCCAGTGCCAATAATATTTACAGGTCCAAAACAGACTTTTCCAGTCTCATAATTGATTGTGCCTGCATTGGTGCTAGTAACAATCTTTCTGTTACCACTGTTATAGAATGTAAGCAGTTTTCCGAAACCATCATCTTCAAAATATTGATCAACATTAGGGAATTCTACCGTGCGGAATCTTCCTGATTGGATAATCGGCTCTTTATTACAGGGGTCACCACTATCACCACTAGGAGCAGGTTTAGATGGAGCACTATCAAAGAGTGGGTTACCAAAAGTAAAGCAATATGTATTGGTTTCAGTCAGATTCGGATTGACATACTTGAGCATGACAACCTGAGAAGAAACGTCAGTAATACAAGCATCAGACTCTGTAATTGCTTTATGGAAAGCAGAAAGTTTGAATTGATTACCAAAGTTGTTAATTTCTGTCTGTGCTGCCCAATTGGTGATTGCATTTTGGACATTAGACTCAATTGCAGTCACATTTCTTGCAGAGCAAGCAGTATCATAAGTAACAAATACTCTAGGATAGATAAAGACAGATTTTGCATCTGTAATAACAGGCTCAATAGATGCCATTGCATATCTTCTCATCATGGCAGAGAGAGACTTCTTAGTTGCGTCATTCAACTGAGATCCCGTCTTAGTCTTGATTGCAATAAAAACCTTTCCGTAGATAGGCGGAGATAACTCATCACCACCAAATGCAACTGCACTCAAAACATTATCATAGATTCTCTTAATAATGACCTCGTAGTCATTTGTAGTAACTGCTCTGTATTGTGCGCTATACCACCTGGGAGCATTATATTTAATGGACTCAACACTTTCAATAGGACTACCAAGTTGACCAGTCTCCATGACGGTCAAACTAATTTTAGATGAATCGCTATTGTCATAGAGACGACCATTACTATCCACCATTTCACCTTTAAAGGCGAATGACTTAGTGCCGTTTGCTTCTTCACCAGAAGTAACAACATATTCTAAATTAATGATCTCACCATCAGTGAGTTTTCTACCACTAGTGTTGTCACCAAAAGTAATTTCAAATCTCTGATCCTGATCTTCATCTAGGAAGTAAATACGATCAGTTGCTCTAACACTAGTTAAATTTTCTACTCTATTATAAACATCTGCACTAGTGCTAGATGCATTTGCTCTAACACTAACTTTCAATGTTGATGTATCCGCATCAGCACTGGGAATGATATATCTCGTGGGATTAAATGTATCTACTGTATATTTAAAATTGACAACAGATCCTTCATATGCAGTAACACATTCAAATACAGCACTACAACTTGCAGGATCAACAACTACAGTTTGATCTTCTAAAATATTCCAAATATACTTTCCACCCGCAGCAATAGGACCCTTCTTTAGGGTAATATTATTCGGACACACTCCATCATCCCCAGGTACTGTCGTAACAACGATGTTAAACGCTGCTCTAGACGCCAGAGGGGACTTTGGCGTGTAGTTAAACATCTTGGCAAGGGAAACGATGTTATCCCTTACTGTAGCGGATTGTAGGAATGCCTCATTCAACGACATGTTAGCAAGATATGCCGTATAATAAGTATTATACGCCAACATATCGATGAGGTAGGACAAACCAGATCCCTCAAAGTCATAATCAGAGAATTCATCTCTAGTTTTGAGATAACTCTTGATTGATGACTTAATGTCATCAAAATTTAATGCTGTTAAGTTATTGGGGAGCATTATGGCCTCTTTAATACAAAACTAATTTGCTCAGTGATTGGCAATCCAATAATTTCATATTGAATAGACACATTCATTGCGTTTGCATCATAATCTGCGATAACTTCCACCAATTCTAAAGCAATTCTAGGCTCAAAGTTTTGAATGGTGTTTGTGATCTCCATTCTAATTCTATCTACCAAGAAAGGATCCATAGGCTCAAACAATAAGTCTGTAACGCTGGATCCAAATCTAGGATTAAAAAATTTCTCACCAGGAACGGTCAAAATCAGATTTTTGACCGATTGCTTGATTGCATCCTGATTCGTAACTTTGGTTGTGTCTTTAGTAAAAGGATTTTTCAAGAAATTCATAGAAATATCAGAAAAATTTCTAGATTTCTTAAAATCTTTACTAGTTAACGGTTTTAGAGCCATCTTTCAAGAAAGTTTCCGTGACGGACTTTATTATTAGTCCGCTTTGCCGCCAAATTTAGATAACGATCTGATTTTGGGTCCGTAATTAAGACTACAGTTCCGAAATCTTTATTCATCATCTCAGGTACATGATCTGGGACGGGATTATTCGCCATTTTAGGTTAAAAGCAATGTAAACAGAACTTTTAATGGGGTTTCTATCCCTCGTGTTTTATTTATGACGGTTCTTCGAGAGACCAAGTAGGTGGGTGAAAATGACAATACTCATTGAAAGTGATTTTCATCTCTTTATTCGTCAAATTTGCGTGTTTTGCTGCTTTTGGCAAATTCCATTTTGCCGTAAACAGCATTTCCATAGACTCACGGGTCTCAGGTCTCATTTACCTTGACCACGATACCGCTTTTTCGCCTTGTTACTGGATGTTGCAGCATATTTTGTGTGCTGACCAGATCCTTGACGAGTTTTCTTGGGAATTGAATCGATAAAAACATTACCAAGAAGCGATTTTTTCATTTTTGCCATAATTAAGCTCCAATAAAGACGTTTGCTGATCCTGTAGAGATCAAAGATAGACACGGAGGTCCAAGAGGGTCACCAACTCTACATGCTCTCTTACCCATGATAAAGACAGTTGCACTAGTAGCAGTTGCTTTTCTAATATGAGCACCGCCACCCGCAATATCCTCTACACAAAGATTCTGTGTTGGACATGGGACAATTGCTGCACAGTTTGGTGGAGTCACCAATGGCACCAACTGTGTGCATGTTGGTGGATGATTGGTCAAAATATCCTGATCCAGGATAGGACAGATATTATTGATCAATACTGTAGGGACAATAGGTTGCATGGGCAACTGAGGGAATGGTGGCCACATATTAGTGCCATCCATTGCAGCAATAGTCAATTTAGGCACTACTGCTGGACAAGGAGTGCCACAAGGGTTTTCTTGCCACTTGTTTGCTGGCACACATGTACCATGACCCGTGTCTTTCCCTGTATAGATTGCTGCCGCACCTGGCAACCCTGTAATTGGACCTGCTGGCATTTTACTTTAATTACTCCGTGATGTCAAAGGGATTTCCGTAGCTTGCTACAGTTTGTGCCCAAAGTTGGGCAGATCTAGTCAGATCGTGAAATATCTGTTGAGTGCCGCTAGCAGTCCAGTTAGTACAACCAGGACCCAAAACAGGTGATAATGTATATGTATATGTAGTAGTCGCCCCAGTCTCGGGATCAGTCTCTGCAGGAGACGAAGATGGTGCTGTTGGCGCACCAGCACAAGCCACATGACCGCAACCAGACTCAACAACAAATCCCTTTAGTGTAACCTCTACGGTAGATTTTTGTCTTTCGTCGGGTCTATATTGGGACATATGATACTTAACCAAGTCAGTAGCGTGAGGAAGATCACCAAAACGCTCTTGAGTTGTGGAAATTAAGTTTTCCTTATAGATTGCATACTCAGGTATAATCACTTGTTGTAGATTATCTAATGCCTGATCAATACTCTTAGTTTGAGAATCGTAGTGTGACTGGTATGCAGTCTGCCAAACTTCGGTCGCACCGATCTTACCAAGTGTTTTTGCTAAGTCAGCAGGGTCAGTTGGTTTCTTTTCGCGGATTGCTTCTCTAAGAGTGTCAACAACATTCTTACTATACCTAGACTGTGGTAGTTGAATGCGGCGTTGCAACTCAGGATCCTTCAATTGCTCGGAGGGATCTTGCCTAATAAATTGTTTAAAATCACCACCAACACGATCAACCTGCATCTGATTGACAAAATCTGGGTCTAGTCCGCCTTTACGCATCGCATCTCGCTGCCTGTCAACGATCTCATCACCCAGTTTCTTCTCAGATCCATCCGCTGCAGTGTATTCAGTATCAGCATCTCTAATACTTTGCTCAATAGATCCCGCCCATTGCGGTTTAGATGCCTCTGATCCAGGGATAACTACCGTGGCAATCTCCTTTCTAAGGTCAGGCACGGTAAAAACAATGTCATCTCCATTAGAAAGTCCGCGACCAGGATCAACAATTTCGATACCAGTTAGCACTCCATTTGAAAACGTGCCAATAACTTCAGGAATCACGGGACGATTGTCCTGGTTTTTGGGGACTTTTACATATTTCCGCACACCATATGTCTGATTAAAGTCTTTGATGTATTCAGGCTCCTCTTCTGATCCCACATTAATGAATCCATCAACATGAGATAGAAACTCTGGAGGGTCACTAGGGACCAGATTAGTGCCTAAAAACTCACGAGGAGTTGCATCTGGTCTATTGACGACCGTTTTTAGCGTCAATGGTTTGTTAACAATGTCAACAACTTGATTGAGTCCCGCACCACCATCAACAATTTGCATGGATACCAACTTACCATTTTCAATTTTTAGGGTTTGGACCTGTGCATCAGTCTCATAATTGGAGTAATCGAATGGTTGACCAATAGAATTACCATCTTCATCGTAAGATACGGGGTTAAGATTGACAGGTTGATTCAATGTAACCGTATTTCCGCTCCTAGAAGTGATATATGTGCCAGGACTGAAGAGTGGACCCTTGACAGTATGACCAATTTCAAACTTAGAAGCGTCAGAAGAGTTGACTACTTGAATCTGATTGCTATCAACATTCATTACTACCCTACAACCATAGTCAAATACGGGTTGTCTGCAAGTGTCAAAGACGTTTGGCGCAGCAGAATCCCTCAAATGGGTCGTATATTGGAAAGATTTTTGGGTAAATTCGTATAATCCACCATACCATGCACGATTTTTAGCACCAAAACCTGCTAATGCGGTAATTTGGTGATTTCTACTGGATGTATAACCTTGTCCACCAGTAAATTCAGCGCCAGCTCCGTCCAAATACGCAATATGGTAGTTAAAATTGTCCAAATCTGTGTGAAACATCCTTGTAATGACGTGACCATTGATCGTATCACCACTTCTGAGGATGTCTCCACCGTTATTTTGCGTTACTTGGATAGGTCCAGTAGCGGTAATCTTAATATCGACGGTAAATTTAGTAACAGTATTGTCTGCATGGATGTGATCATACTCTAAAGTAAAGACATCATTGACATTATACCCCTGACCAGGCTCTACTAACTCAAGAATTTCCCATTTTGTGCCAGTAAATGACACTGTAGGAAGCACAGAAAGGTCTTGGACCGCACTAACACGCACTGTTAAGCGTAATCCTTGTGCAGATCCACTCTCAACATCATTACCTTCGATAACCAAGAATGTATTAAACCCTGCATCACTGCTCTGCCACCCTGTTTGAGTCGTAATAGTGGGTCCTGCACCAAAATTAGCACTAGACCAAGCAGGTGTATCAATTGCATCGTTACTATAAACGAAGTTAAAGTCCTTTACACCATTAGGAAGAGTGGTTGAAAACTGATCATAACTAAAAACCAACTTATTGCTAAGTGAATCAATAGCAAATAATGTGGGGAAGGGGCAATCGGGATCTCCAGTCTGGTCACCATCAACCTCATCTGCTGTATAATCGATGGTCAGACGGTCCAGGGTGCAACTAAAATCAGTGCAAGGGATACATCTACCCCCACTGTCCGTAGATCCTGCTGTGCCAAGTCCTGTCTCGGGGTCAGTGCCTGCACTAGTTGACCTATCCTCAGTCTCATACTTATAGCAAGCAGTGCCTACATGACCACCATTACACCCACTAGTATACAAATAAGAAAACCATGTATCACTAAGCATCAAACCAAATGACAATCCATTCGGCACATAGTCAAAAATAACATAGGTATCACCAATCCCACCCGCATCAGCAATAACAACCTTGCCACAGTTTGCTGCAGATTGAGATGAAGCACCAGTAGGAGAAGTATAATTGGATCTACCATACTCTTGAATCACGGTGCTACCATACATGACAGCATCACGAGGCATATTATCAATGTTTGCCTCACGAATCCTAATCGGTGATACATGACAATCAAACTCTACAGTAACTGCACAAGGATCAACTGGTTTACGAGATTGACAATGGTCGGCAGCACCCCCAGCAAATCCCCAAAGAGGGACATCAAAGATATCGCCATCAGTGTGGCAACCACCCATTAATTTGATTTCAGCCATTTACCTTTTCTTCTAATGCGGTTAGTTTATCATAAATCAAATCTAAATTCTCTTTTAGTGACAAGTAATCCTCTACACCTTTGGGTTTATATAAAATCTTGTCAGGTGTAGGTAGGTTTTGCACATATTCCTCAATACCCTTGATCCTTGATCCAATTGCCTCAACACATTGATTTAAAGCATCATGAGCCATAGCATTATCATCTGCTAGGATTTGCACATCTCTTTCAATAGTCATAGAGTGTAAACGCGGTGGTAGGGGTATTCTTGTGGTCGCGGTTATGAGTCAACTTTCTTGAGAGTAAAACTCCCAGTGACATCATCAACCTCAAATTCTAATTCGTCTCCAATAGTCCATCCAAGGTCCTCACAGACATCATCAGGGATAGGAAGAATTAATTCACCAAATTCATCCTCTTCGATAGTGATTGTGAATCTCTTGGACATACTTGCCTCCTTATAACCTATTAATAACTTGTGGATTGTCTGACGGATGGTCTAACTTCCACTCCTCCCATGTTGCTAAGACATCCTTAGCATCGTTTGTCAGTCCAGCACTGGTGCAATAATCAGCACATTCATAAATCCGAGGATCTAAAAAACCTTCGTGGCGCAACATCACTTCCAAACACCATACACGGTCGTCTTGACGATCTTGGCGAATTTTCCAATCCATAGTAAAACCTCAGAGGGTGTTTTTTTGCTGGGAGAATTTTTTTATATAGGCCGTAAAGGGACCCATTCGTTATATATCTGCCTCTCGGGTACCTTTGTAGGTTAGGGTAGTGGCCGATTTTAATATTTAAGGGGGGCGATTTAACTGCCCCCAGTATAACTTAAGACTGTCAGATTGTCAAGAAAAGATATAACCATTGGTGAAATCTCTCACCACTTTGTTATCCATAATAAACCACTGATAATTCTTCTGAAATACACCATCGGTCACACCATTGCAAAACTCGTTGATAATTGCATTGAGACGACTTTTGGTGGTAGTTGTCTGCCAACCGCCATCAAAAATCTCAAGAAAATCTTCTCCGAGCACTGCAATCTTGTTACCGTGAAGACGAACAACTGAGGTGTTGTTTTCTTCGTTGTATGATACCGAAGTGTTACCAGATTGCCAGGACTTGCTGTTAGCGAGAGCGGCATTCATTTGTGCTTCGATCTTACGCATGAGAGAAGGATTAGAGAGCGTTTATTGTGTGTCGGGGTGCTGTCCCCTCCACTCCTATACAATACACGATTTGAGGGGCATTGGAAGACCCTCTGTGACACTCTGTCAACTGGTTTGGTCAGCCGCCCTGAGTAACATTTATTCCGTCAATATTTCCTCGTTAATTGTCATATACCATCCGATCGATTTGAGATAATCAAAGGGAGACATTCTCTGTGTAACAGGATACCTCTCCCCCCGTCCCTCTCTAATACCATCGACAAACAATTCCAGGTCATAGATTGATAGAAACTCTCCGACCTGTTGTTGTGTGTTATCGTAGATAATGTACTTCATGCCCTTATCAACCCTGACAGTGTTATTATATACTATCTCCGAGGATTTGTCAAGGGGTTTGTTACACATTTGAGATGCTGATTGTTGGGGCATTGACATTCGTTAGGTGACGTGCTAAGACTACAATTAGTGGAGATATTTACAGAGAGATAAAACACACACTTAGATTTATTTACATATTTAAATCTTTTCCGTGTTTTCCACAATGTGTTAGTTTCTTGTGGAAAAGTCTGTGGAAAATGATAGAAACTGTTTCTTTGAGAGTAATACCAATGTAAGAGAATTGGTCATGGAAACTCGTTTGGTAGCGTTTCATCGATTTTAATTAGTTTGTCCCAATAGTGTGCGTAAATGCATAGATTAACTTGGACATAGTTGCACTTACTATTGCGTCGTAATCTTTCCTCCTTAAGTGATTGTCTAATGCATAGGGTAATGTATTCACTCCCTATGAAATTGATAAAACCTTTGTGTTGCTCATACTGGTAAACTTCACCATGCTGAAAGACCATTTGATTTGCGATAGAGTTTTCTTTCTAGGATGTAATCGTAGGTATCTGGATCTACAATATCGTCCCAATCTCCTTCGTCATTCTTGAAACTGTTTAAGGATTGATTGTAGTTGGGTTTGTAACTCGTTTTGAATGATGATGAGGTTGGATTGATAGAGTTTTTCATTGTCTGTTTTTTTGAGATGAATAACAAGATTGTCGATGCATTCTAGGGCGTCCTCTAGATGTTGGCAGTGCTTATCTATTTCCACTAATTCACTCCAACTGTAAAGGACAAAATGCATAATTTATGACGCATTATTCATAGAGTTATTATAGTCTTCTTTTGTAGTGTTGTCTACATCGGGCAGCAGATCTATTAGCGTATCCTCATCATACAAATCAACGATCTCTTCAGTAACATCGTCCCAGGACAATTTCTCATATTCGCGTGTCAACAAATCATAAACCATTTGCTCCATATCTTTATAGTCGAGACCATCAATAATGTGCATCACATAGTTATCAACCAAACGATCGAGATCTTTTTTGTTGGGGGATTGCTCAGTCATTGTGATCATGGGGTTGAATGAATTCAGCAGTTTCGATTAGTTTGTCAGAGATGAATTGTCTAGCGTCTGGTGATTGATAGACCAGCAGCATAATGATAAAAACTAAGACTGTTTTCATCACATTCCATTCATAAACTCGTGAATTGCTTCGTTATACTCTTCTTCGGTATTGTATGTGCGACCGTGAATCGTATAAGGAAAAGTTTTCTTTTGAAACATCGTAGATGCTGTTTCTACGTCTTTACGATCATATCCCATTTGGACAAGATTTTCGACGTAAGGATTAGTCATTGTCATTTGTTTGTTGTTAATAATCAGTTGATTTGAAAGGCGTTGAGATCGTTACGATTGTCGCATGATTCCCACACATCATAGAAAGAATTCCATGCTGCTTCGTTATCAACAAAAGAGTCAATATCGAGCATCTCACATACCCAATCGTATGCCATATCGATGTCGGCATTTGTGTCATCAACGAAGGCAATCATTTGCCCCATGATGTCATCCCAGGTGGATTGCATTTCGGGTGAGATTGTGAAGATTGGAGTGGACATGTTTTGTGCTTTTTTGATCTTGATAGTATTGTTGCAAATTTTGGGGGCAATTACAAGCGGTCTTGTGCCACCTTGCCAACTGGTTTTTTCAGCGTAGCGCGTTGCCTGCCATGGTGATAACGTTGCCTGTCGCTGCTACAGCGGTGCCAGTGATCACACGCACGGGAGGAACGAAGATGACGCCAGCAACGAAAGCAACGAGAAGGAAATTTTTCATGGGATGGGGTGAAATTTTGTGGAGTGGGAGCGAGGTCGCTTCCCCCCTCCGTTGCTCTTATTGTAGGGCATCGGGGAGACCCCACAACGCCCACTGTGACACCTTGCTGACTGGTTTTATTGTTTACAACAACCCGCACCCTGGAAAGTTGTATTCATTGCCTCATGTATTTCTCTCATATATCCCTCATTATTCCACAAATGTTGTCTCTTTTCTCCTGTCGGTTCGTATAACGTGCCCAACCAATATGCCATCATATCTAACTGTGGCGGGTTATGATTTGCCAGCATGTCAAACGTTTCCTGAATCAATTTGTCCCAATCAGGTTTATCGGGTTTTGCTTCATTCTCCCAAAAGTCTTGCCAATCCTCTGGTGAGTTGGTTACATCGTCTGCCATTTGTTTGTCCATAATGTGTAATAATTTATCAGCAATAAGAGAGGGGAGGAATACCTTCGATGAAGATGGCATTAACAACGTTTTGCAATCTTGCAGCGATAGCATTACCCATCTTGTAACCTGTGGGCATGGTAACAACACCTTCTTGCTTTTTATAGAGGTGAAATGCACCAGCAGGAATGCGACCTTCACTAACAGCAGCGCGGTCATCTTTGTGGACACGGATAACACGACCGATCGTCTGTGCCATCTCAACAATGGGCAAGTTTCTGAGCAGAATAGTGTGAGTCAGACCAGGCACATTGATGCCCTCAGAGAGAATAGAATAGTGGAAGATTACAAACTTACGAGTATCATCAGCACCCCACTCTTGCAGCGTGGTGAAGAACTCTTCGCGACCAACTTTCTTGTCATTGATGATAGCACCAAACTTGCTGGTGATGTGCATCACGTCATAACCTTTCTTGTAAAAGTAATCGAGAATATCTGTGTGCCCAAGCATATTGCCAAGGATCTTGCTAGATGGTGCTGCAACCAGAACTTTTGGTTTCTGGAATACATCGAGTTGCTCAAACATATCACGCAAGTTGTCAGCATCAACCTCGTGTGCGTTGTGCTTATTGCGGACACGATCGGTCTCGAAAGGCACAACTTTAGGGGGCACGATTGCACCTGCTTTGATCAACTCTTGTGCAGGGACATTGCAGAGGGTGCCACCATAAACATCGCTATTATTCATTCCGCGAGCAACACTCACACCGCGACCAGTGCGCGGAGTTGCTGTGAAATAGTAGCGACGTTTGGCATACTGAGCAACAGCAAATACACTCTTAAAGAAGTGTTTGCCTGTGGCATTGTGTGCCTCATCATAATAAATGGTATCAATATCAATGCCACTCTCTACAACGCGGTGCAAAGAATGATAAGTGGTGAATATAATGCAGGACTCAGATGCTGCTCGCGCAGTGTTAGCGAAGAGAGCAATCTTTTCAGGTTTAGTGCTACTGAAGTGATGTGTTTCACCACTGTGAGCATGACAAACATGTGTCCAAGTAGAAGACACAAACTGCATGAATTCTTCGCACAATTGATTAGCGAGAAGAATGCGGGGAGCAACAACAACAGTGACGCTACCTTGTGCAGCACGAGCAACACAATCAGCGATCATGATGTAAGTTTTGCCGCCACCAGTAGGCACAATGATTTGACCACAATCGTTGCTTTGCATTGCATCGAAAGCACGTTGTTGATGGGGGCGGAGTTGCATTGCTTGTTTGTCGATAATTAAGTATTGCACGGATGACCGTGCAGGTCAAGTGATAGTGGACAGTTTACTAATCGGACAAAGGTGATTCTCTCTTTGGCATATTGTCGCCATCGATAACACTTTGTACGTAAGCATTTAATCTCTTATCTGTATTTGTTGCACATTTCGTCGTATCCTGCTCCTGCTGGGAGTTGTTTACAGAGTCGTTGTTGTCTTTCATCTTGAATGTTAGAAACAGCATTGATAGCGTTGATGCCAATGTTGGCACCAATGATGACTACAATAGCAGCAAGAAAGATTCTCATAATATAAAAAAGAATAAAATTAACAGTAGCAGGGCATATACTCAGACTGAGGCATTTTGTCGGTGTGGTAGTCAGTAACTGTTGCACCGCTAGCGATACGCTCTGCCCACTCATTACGGGCGGTAAGTGCTGTAACAGTGCTGTAAGACTTAGCACCATTCTCAATGAATGTCACACGCTTGTTAAAACGACGGATCGTAACTTTCATGCCTTTGACTTCACATGACTCAGCAATAAATGCCTCAGGGAAAAAATCAACGATACAGACGGAGTTAGTGAGTTGCATTTGGATCGATTTCCTTGACTCTTTTAATATACACGAAAAAGCACCGCTGTGGGGCGGTGCTGTGCCACTAGTTCAACCGTCACACATATATGAGATTATTACGAGTCATTTCATTAGGGTAAAGTGGCAATCTAGCGTGACGAATGTTAACACCTTTGTCAGTGTCTAACATGTTACCTAGACCTGCAATATCTCTGATCATTTCATAGAACTCACTTTTGATAACATTATCTTTTGCTTTGATACTTTCCTCAGTGAAGGAGTTAGCAACCTCAGGAGAAATGACATGAATCACCATGAAACCTTTGTCAGGATATTGTTGCACCATCTTGGCAAGTTTCAAGACAGTGTGAAGCATAACAGATCCTTTGTCGATATACACAAAACAGATCTGATCTGTCTCGGGGTTTCTGTAAATGCCCTCAGACGTTTTGGCACCGTCCATGATCACCCACCCAGGACGATTGCGGGTAACCCACTCACTAACCTCAGAAGCATAGTAGCGTTTAATATCGGAGTGATATTCATGCTCTTCACTAGCATTGAAGATACGAAGAACAGCATTGATTTGTGTGCCAT